TCGTTTTCAGTATAGGTCGAGACTTGCGCCTGACCGATCGAAGGGATAGTAAACGTATTCCCATCAGGGAACTCGGAGAGCCAGTTTACATAGGACTGTGCCATCAACTCATCTTCAAGGACATCCGTGAGCTGCGAAGACCACACTTCACTCCGAGTGAGATGGGCACTGTTACCAGTAGTTTGTGCCATGATATATTACCTCACATAGGGTTAAAGGGTTAGGCGTAGAAAGCTTCAGCACCCATCTCTTCACGGGCTGCAAACAATGCATTCTGTATCGCGGGCGTCCAATACTTGCGGGGGTTCTCCGCTTTGATCGCATCGAAATACTTCATGGTGTTTGGCTTTATACCTGAAGCTTGGTTGACATCTGCAATGGTCTCGGTATTAACTGTACCGGTTGTCACATTTGCCGTAGTGTTGGTGTTAGTAGAACTCAGACCAACAGTATTGAAGAAAGCGTCTGGGCTGGCCTTGGCGACATCCGCTAGGAAGTCTACGGATACACCCAGCTTCTGGGCTTCTCCATTTAACCAGTCTGCTCGCTTGTCACCGTATACTTCTGCCAGTTTTTGGTCTACTGCCATCAGGTTACGATCTTTCGTTTCTTCAGTACGAGTCGATTCTAAGGTCTGCTTCACCAACTCTGCGATGTCATCTTTACCTAACTGAGGAGTGGTGTTCTCCCCTGCGGTTGCAGAGCTTGTAGCAGCCTCGTTGCGAATCTGTGTAAGAACCTCTTCGGAGGTCATCCTTTTGTCGAGGTCTTCTCGTAAACCTTGGAGTTCAGATTGAAGTTGAGTGATGAACGTATCACTTTCTTGTTTACCTTTTGCAAGGTCTTCGCTAGTTGCGAACTTCTTTCCTTCTCCGACAAGAGCTTCGAATGCTCCTGTCTGACTCTGCTCTTGAGTCGGTTCTATTACGGTAGTGGTAGTCTGGTCAGTATTAAAGGCTGAATCACTCATGGTCATTTGATCCTTATCTAATATTATATACTAGTTGAACCTATTTGTCAATAGGTAAGATGGCTAAGACTTCACGTAATGCTCTTTCGTAGCCGTTCTGGTCGGCTTGGTAATATGCCCAAGCTGCATTCTCGTAGTCAGCTTCCTTAGATTTAGGGAGCTTTTCTTTTAACATGATTCCTAGTCTGTCCCACAGGCTGTTGGCTCCGAGGACATATTCACGGAAGTTATCCCGCTCCTCCTCCTTCTTCAGGTGGGAGGTCCACATCGTCGCTAGCTTCATCAATCGGTACTCCTGACTGGTCAGCACTGAGTATCTGTTGTTCGTCTACCTGCTGCTGGGCAGTGTTCACCAGCTGCTGGGTCTCTTGCTGTTCAAAGACTCTGATGTTGTCTTTGACCAACCCAAACTTCTCTAGGTCGAGAAGCTCTTCAATAAGCTTAGCCATCTTCTTACCTGAGATGTGTACGTTGACAGATGGGTCAGCACCCAAGGGTGAAGCAGTTAACTGCGTAAGACTCTGAAGCATGTTTCTCTTAGCTGCGAAGTGCCTCGCTCCCATTGGGTAAATGCGTCCCTTAGCCAACAGATCATCTCTGGTTATGTCACTGAAGATTTGTACACCTAGCTCGTTATCAATAGCTTTGACTACATCCTTCGCGTTCATGTTACGTCGAGCAGTCTCAAGCATATCATTCAGGATAGGCTCAAGGAACATCTGTTCGAAGTAGCTGATCTTGTTCTGGAAGATACGACCAGAGGCGTTGTCCAAGGTCTGGACCTCAAAGGCTGTCTTCTCACCCGGTGTACGAATACCCATAGCTTGCCTAGGCGCACCAGCCATGTCTTCCATACGAGTCTCAAGCTGAGCTATCTGATTGTCAGCATTGAGGGCTGTAGCGTCAGGCCTGATGAAGTCTACGTTACCATCATCACCTACGAAGATACGCTCTCCTGGCCCGTAGTTGAACTCCTCCACGAAGCCCTGCACCTTGATCACTGGGTGGGCTATCAAGTCGAACACATCAGCCTTGAGATTCTCCAGATGATCAATGCGGTACTGCATACCTACCAGATTATCCAGAGGCCCCATAGCATAAAGATTGTCAGGGCGTATACGCCAACCAACGTGTCGCACAAGGCTCTTACGCCAAGTAGGATTAGGTATCTTACGGATGACATGCTTGCGGTCAGCTACTGTGATGATGTGGTCTTTGTAGAGTTTGTCTTCTTGGACATCGTAGAGGTCTCCAACAAACTCCAGCAGTTCGACGTAGCCAGAGGAATAGTAATGGTGAATGCTTGAGAAACCATCGATCTGATACGCTTCAGACTTAGCCATATCCATCTCAGAGATAGCTTGAACCTTAGCTCGGTTGTCAACCAAGACAGCAAATACATCTGCTAGATACCCCTTCTCTGGATTCTCTTCTAGTTCAACCTTAAGATCACCAACGGTCTTAAGGCTACGGATGATCTTAGGCGCACTGTCAAAGTCAGGGGCCATAGGATTGAATACGATGTCATAAGGGGATATACGTACAGGCTTAGGACCAACAAAGCCGGGGAATTCTTCACCTGTAATAGGATCAATCCTAGTCTCATCGAAGTACTCGACAGTACCGAAGACGTTACCATAGTCAATGAAGTCTAGGACGAACTGGCTGACTACTCTACGGAACTCAGCAATACGCGTCTTGTTCTTCATGTAACCTTCGATGATAGTACGCTTCTCACCAGAGGCCCCTTCTCTGTCTTCAGCTTCCCAGTTCAACCAGTCATCGTTAGGGAACAGCGCAGCCATGTAGTTGGCGTGGAGGTTATCACGAATCTGTGTGAGCTTGGGGATAGTGGTGGAGTTCTTCCAAGGCAGGGCAGCATTGGATGTCTTGGTGGTGTCAGTAGCGAAGATGTAGTTGCGTATCTCTTTCTTCTCGTCCAGCCACTTACGACGATACATCTCCCACTGCACGAAGTGGTTAGCGATCTGTTCGGCATTGTTATCTGTGCCGGTGATCAGATCGTTTATGTCAATTGTCTTACCTGCCATTGTCAACCCTCACGGTTTTATTGTCAACCCTAAGCCGCCACACCACCAAAGCGGGGGTGGTAGACTACTGAGTCATTACGTGCTGTCCTAGACATCCGACTAGGTGGTACAGCTATGTCAATGGCGCAGGACAGACTATCCTTAACGTCATCATGCGGTGGGTACTCTTGTATCAACTCATCCTCTAGTATCTGACAGTTACCACCTTGGTAATGCCAGATGGAGTTATTGTCGTAGCGTGGCTCCAGTACTGCTCTCATACGCTCTTCCTTGGAGCCGCTGTGTCTAGTAGGACTATGCTCATCAATGGACAGAGATAGGCCATTAGGTTTGATGTAGGAGTTCTTAAGCTCCTTAACGATAGCCTTCTGTGCGCTGGTTACCTCAGCCCTGATCTTCCTGAAGTCCCACTTCACATGGAGTCTCAGGATAGCATCGAAGTAATCTTTGATCTTCTCAGTACGAAAGCGTTCTATGTCGAGGACGTATAGGTCTCCTGAACTGGAGATACCTACAACTACAATCGCAGTATAATCAGCTCGCTTTGTTAACGAAAAGGCAAAGTCAATAGCAGCGAAGATGTTTATGCGGTCACCTTTGAAGTACCACTGGCCGTTAGTCCTAGTAACGTACTTCTGATCGTAGTACTGGAACAGGGCCGGGTCTATGCCTTTACCGTCTGGGTTGTTCGGGTTGTTGTAGTACTGCGCATAGAACTGTGTCTTGTCGAGATACTTTCCCCGCTTCTGGGATAGAATCTTCCTGTCAAATCCGAACCATCTGCCATCGTCACGCTGTTGTCTGGCCCAAAGGAACTCCCCCGTACCATCTCCTTGATCTTCAACCTGCCTCTCAAACTTCTCGTAGATTGGTTCATAGTCAATCGGCTCACCGGAATCATCGTATATCTCCTCAACCATCTCGCTTAAGTCGTTGTACAGGTCCTTGGGATCGTAGCGTGTACCTACTACCCACTCCTCAGCTTCAGCCCCCTCAATGGAACTCAGGAGTGAGTACTGCGATTTAACC